CATCATCGGGATGGTAAGATCGCCCATGACGATAGTGTCTACGTCATAGTTCGAACCATCATCTTGATAGAGAGTATTGGCTGCTACGCCTCCGGGGTTGACCGCCTGAGATATGAACTCAAGCCAGCCTCCGACTCCGCTCAAAGCTGCGAGGTCTACTGTGAGAGGTGAGACGCCTGATGATTGAGTGAGCGTGAAGACGGTCCCGACGAGGGAGATGGTGAGGACATCGCCTCCTCCACCTCCGCCGCCTGGAGCCCAGTCGTAATCGTAGTTCGCCGGAGTGAGCTTTGTGAGAACTTCACCCGTCGCCCCGTCATCGGGGATCTGGATCGCTACAATCCCTGAGAAGCCTAGACCTGATTGAGCAGCCATAGACTATCCCAGTGCTTTCTGGATCAACTCACGTGCTTCCGTGAGCTTTGCCTTCTCTCCTTCAAGCTCCTGCTCTCGCGCGTCGAGTGCATCAGCTTTCTGCTGGAGTGTTTCATCCCGATGGTCTTGCTCACTCTTCCGAGCTTCAACCACTTCCCTTTCACGAACAGCCGCGTTGTGTTCCGTCTTGGCTCCACTACTGATCGCTTCCGCTTGCTCGACCACCTTGTTAGCGTCCTCCACTGCTTCCGCAGCTTCAGTATGCGCTTTCGAGATGATCTGCGCCGCGTCCTCTCTAGCCTTGGACATGAGCGCTTCCGCGTCGGCCTTCGCACCGTTGTAGTTGTCTTCTGCCAACTCCTTCAGTCCGTCGATCTCTTCACGGATTTGTAAAATCTCACTGGCAGGACCAGCGAGGGTTATCTGCTCTCGCGCAGCATCCTCCGCAGCTTTCAACGAATCTATCTTCGACTGAAGCTTTGCAGGATCTGCGAGCAGTTCCAAGGCAGCGAATGAAGAGCTACCAGTATTTCCGGCTATGCCGCTTCCAGCGCCGCTCATGATATCGCTCCTGCTTGGATGAGATTGAGAATGGCCGACCCTGCTCCTGCCGTCTGGTTCAGTCTGACACCAGTCGGAGGGAACGCATAGTTACCATCCGCATCGGCGGACAGTGCTGCGAGAGTCGGGTGAGGGAACCATGTAGCCGTCGCCGGATTAAAGTCCTCCGCGAACACGTCGTCAAACGTATGCTGAACGGTATACGTCGCCGGAGCAGTGATGTCAACACCGAGCCCGATGTCTGTCGGGTTCAGATACTGATCAATCGGGATGACCGGCGAAACGCTGATTCCTGATGTTGATACTCGAACTGGTCTCATGACGTTCTCCTAGAAACGGCCTCCGCCGAAAGCAAGGGCATCAACGTCAAACGTAGTCGCTCCACCAGCACCTTCAACCATTGCGAGTGTAGCGTTGAGACCGACCGCCGGAATGTTAGCGACCTGAGGAATGAATGAACCACCACCTCCAGGGAACTGAGCCGCTGCCACGATGCCGTCCCAGTACAGACCAATGTTCATCTGACCAGTTTGACCGGCGACTAACGTGCCGACGAGCTGAACTTCCTGTGCCGCACCGTTGTTCTCGATGATCAGGTTGACGTCACCAGACGCTGCCGCTGAGAACAGATAGAGGCCATCGGCCGGAGCAAGAGCAGACGCTCCAGGTACGAAGCCGAGTAGGAACGCATCAACGACCGGGTCAGCCATGTCGAGTCGTGCGAGCATCCACGCTGGAACACCTGCTTCAACAAGGAAGCCGTCGACGTGACTCGTTGCGGCGTTTGCTTCAAGCGAACTGCCCTGAGTCGCAACGCCTGGAGTCGTGAACCGTACGACGCCGGACGCACTCGGCAGAACCGAAGCTACCGCAGCACCACCGATGGCGACGTTCGAGTAGGCGTCAAGGTAGTTCTCACCACCACTGAAGTCTTCCACAGACATAGACTGTAAAGTCGGGAGCGGATTGGTGACAGCGTTGAGGATGTTGCCATCACCTGCTGTTCCCAGTCCACCGGGGAATTGTGTTACTGAAATATTCAAAGGCATGTTGTTCTCCTAGTTGAAGGGTCACTGCCCTTCAGTTAAAAGTGGCGGAGGGAGTCGCTGCTCCCCCCGCCGATTCCAGATCAGAGACCCGGTGTACCGTAGACACCACGAGGATCCGTCCAACCCGGGATGTAGCGCTCTGTCGACTTGTAACGCATGGAGTCAGTTTCGAAGTCGCCTTCCATTGACTTCTCCATCTTGCGACGTGTGAGCAACTGCAAACCACGCGGAGCATCCGTACCGACCCACCATGCAGTCGTCGAGGTGATGCGGGAAAGACTTGCTTGCCCGTCGCTCAACAGACCCATAGACTTGATCGGGTTGATGTCGTTGTTGGCAGTACCGGCTCGGAGGACACTCTTCAAGAGAACCTCTGCCTGGAAGATCTGCGATGGACCTGCAACAATCTTCTTCGGCGTGAGACGGATACGCTTGCCGTTGTTGTCGACTGCGTTGCGGATCTGAATCAGCATCTGCTCAAGCGACGTCTGCGATAGAGCAGCAGCAGTCGTCAGCAAGTTACTGAACGTTCCGTTAGCAATCGGGTGAGCAGCGTTGTTGAGAGATACACCATCGCCTCCAGGGAACGCACCATTAAAGGCGCGGTTGAAGATGTTGGCGCAGAGCGTCTCCTTCGTTTCGATCATGGACTGAGCGAGATGCTCAGCGTAGATCGTGCCGATCTTGATATGATCGCCGTCCTCTACCAGGACTTTCGTCAAGGCGAAGGCGAGACCGTATACGCGATAGACGTAACGCTGAATGAAGAGTACTCCGCCGGACTGGTACGTGACCGGGAGGCCATCAGGCAACTCCGGCGCAGCACCGAATCCATAGAGGACTGGCTCTTCATGGTAAGACCGAGCGATGCCAGGACGTTCGTTGAAACATCCCTTCCATTCGTCGGCACGTTGGTTGTAGATCCCATCGAACACTTCGTTGAGGATAGGCTCTACTACAGACCGAAAGTCTGTGGACCTCATTGGGACAGCCATAACTTATCCTCCTTAGATAGCGACGCGGTCAGCGACGAACTGATGCTCAGAGACCTGGACAAGAACGATTGGGAACGGATCGCTCCACTCGTTGTCCGGACCTGGATTGAGACCAAGTACGCGAAGACCGGCATTCGCACCGGGACCTGCCGCCGAAGCGACGTCAAGCGCAACACTCGACAAACCTGTGACACCGTTGCCCGCGATAGCGGTCCAGTCGAACTGATCACCGATGGCCGCTGCCGTCAGTGTCGCGTTCGCCTGAATCTCGTAGACGAGGTTGTCTTGGGTTTGCGTGTAATACGCACGAATATCGGTTGCGACCGTATTGGCAACCCACCGATTGGAGACCCGATATCGGCCTTCCGTATCGACGAACTCCACACCCTGAAATGAACCAATGGCGCGAGCGCCAGGAGCAGGGAGTACGAGGTTGCCATTGGTATCCAACGCGACCGGGCTGTTCTGAAAAATATCAAACGCAGCAGCGGAGGCGATGCTCACCAACGGACCCGGACGGACACATCCGCTCGGGCTATACGCTGGTCGCAATCCGAATGGAGCAGCTAATTGAGACATACTGTCAAACTCCTAATCAGAAATACCAATCCTAGTATTCCTGGTTCTCAACTTCACCGAGGTTCTCGGCGAACGAGCCAGGATCTAGGTCCTGTCCCAGATCAGCCATGCCTTCCTCTAGTTCAAACTTAATCCCACGAGCGCCGCTCTTCGCTGCCGCTGCCGCTTCCTCTCGGATAACGTCAATGACAGAGCTGAGCTTCTGTTCTTCGTACAGAGGTTGAGTGTGATGCGCTTCACGCATGTAGGCTTCGTAGAGATGCATCGGAAGCTTGAATGCGATCATCTCGTTCACCCCGATACATCCAACGTACTCGCCGCCTTTCATAGTCGCATGTTCCCATCCGGGAATGTCATCCGATTTGATTGGCGAGTAACCTAGACGCACTCGACCTGCTATAGAATCTCTGGGATTCGTAGTTGTCAACCAGCAGACATGATACCCTTCGATTGGTGGTAAGTCGGGTAATACTGACTGGAAAAATGATTTGCGAAACTCGTCCAACCGCTCGTCGTCTGACAGCACTCGCTCTTGATTGGCCGACATCCGATTGTCGTCAGCCCTATTCTTCCGTGCTTTACTCGGAGCTTTCTTCCGTCTCGCGCTCGTCTTACCTACTTTCTTGTCACTCATTGGTTCACCCTCTCATTCAGTGAGTTGCTACGCATTTTCGTTTGCGTGTTCGCGGTCCCAATCTGCGTATCTCTTCAGGTAGTTCTTACGCAGTACCGGATCATCCCACACTCCTGCCTGTTCCATCGCCTCGCGGCGCTCTCGGCTGATGTGGACCTCATTACTCTTCAGAGGACGCTCTCTTCCGCCGACGCGGAACTTAGGTCCTCTTGCAGTTCGCTGACTTCCTCTCTGATCGCCGGCATCATCGCCGCCTTGATCATCGCCAGCACCATTCCCTCTTCCACCCTTCTTGGCTAGATGAGGCAGACGCCTTCCAATACGGGCATCGAGCTCATCGTAGTACTCTGGGGTCCTCGGATCGTAACCATCACGAATCAGCATATCGTCAATCGCTCCGGCGATAGCTGAGTCTTCGTCACGACGACCGAAGTCAAACCAGTTGTTCCGCTCATGCCAGCCACGAACCTGTTCTACGAGTGCGGGGTCAGGACCCTGCTGCTCTGGTGGAGCTGAGCCGCCTTGATCCTTGTACGCTCGAAGACCATCACGCTGTTCCTTCAGGGAATCACGGATGCGCATTGCTTCTGCTGCATCATCACCCTCTCCGGCGCTGATAGCCTTCGCGTAGACATCGTCCGCGCTTTTAATCGCGTTGTCCAACTGATTGATACGCCCATCGATCTGGGATGTTTCACTGGCGGTCACCCGACGATTGAGGTCGGAGTAATTCTTCTCAAGCTGTTCGTTGCGAGAACGAAGGAAGCCTAGCTCGCGCTGATCACGATCCCTTGCTTCTTTCTGCCGCTGACGACGCGTCTTGCGCTCTGTCCTACGAGCTTCAGTACGCTCATCATCAACTGCTTCGCCACCACCCATTCGAGTGTCATCACTACCTTCACCATCACCGTCATCCAGTGCATCAAGGTTCTCATCGTCGTCTGTAGGCGGCGTCTCTTGCTGCTCGCCCTCTTCGACTCCATCGCCGACCATGACCAGGTCGTCGTCTTTTTCTTCTGTTGACATTTTCTAGACTCCTTCAGTCTACTGTTACTTCAAAAAGGCAACCATATCCAACGGGTCGCCCGTGATTTCACCATTCAATTCCATGTCGTTGAAGAGAACGAATAGTGCTGCGTCTTGCGAGTTGGGAACCGGAACTTCCCAGCGATCGCCGCCATACTTAGGGCATCGCACGAAAGCTCCGGGTTTGACCCACTCGCCCTCCGGCCAGAGTTCAAGGGTATCTCGATCGCGATACGCGACTGGTCCTAGCAAGATGACTTTAGATATCTGAGTATTCCACATCTCAGTATCACGGGATTCTTCTGGAATGTGAATCCCGCCTCGTGTCACTTTCATCGGTGTTCGGATTTGTACCAGTATCCGACTCCCGAACGGCTTGAGGCCTGGATCAACCTCTGGAAAGGCTTGATCGATAGATTCATACGCAAGGCTTGGAGCCTTCGTACGCTGTTCTGCACCAGCATCAGCCAGCGAAAGTTTACTTGTCTGCGTCATTTGCTACTTCCTCAATCACGTTGTTCAACAACTGCTCGGCGAGTAACAGACCTTGATACTGCCCCGATACTTGTCCGTATCCAAACGCAGTCTTCTCGTTCGGTTGTCGGAGTGAAGCATCGGCATACTCGGTCTGCATATCCTTGAGCTTTCTCAGGTAGAGTTCTAGTTCAATCTGCATCCTACACCTTTATACGCGCGAGGGCAATCAGCCTTTTCGCTGCGATCCGTGTGATCCGTATGATCCACTCTTCTTCGTAGATCCCCCGGAATGAGATGCACCTTTCGCGCTTGATGGCGCACCCTTGCCAGACGCTTTCTGGCCGAGTTTGCCTGTCGTGGCGAGGCGATAATGTTGTCTGACATAGCTCATACTTCTTCTCCTAATTTACCAACAAAATACTGACTTGATTCGATAACCTAGCAGTGCCGAGGGAGTGATGTTTGATCCCAACTATTGTCATGGATTTATACCCGTTCCGGTCTCTAGATTCGTTTCGTTGCCAGCTTCCAATTCCGCTGCTGCTATCTGAAGCGCCGTCAGGTTGTCCTGAGTGTTTCGACGCTCATCAGACGACAGCTTGGCAGCGATGCGTTCGTCTTCGGCGCGCTCTGTAAGCATAAGCTCTTCGAGCCGAGCAGCCCTCTGCTGAGCTTGTGTTGCTTCCTCTTGCGCTGCCGTTACTGCTTGCTCTCGCTCGTCCGCGGAAAGTTTGGAGAACTCGATTTCCTTCTTGTCTTGGAGTTCTACCCGCTTCAGCTCTGACTTCTGCGCGTCGTCCTGAGTCTTGCGTTGCGTCTCCGCTTGCATGTTCGGGTCGACTGGTAGTGCCGGAGCCTGAGGCTGGAACTGCTGCATCGCCTGGATGGTCTGCATGATGATGTCCGGAAGCGAAGAGAGTACCTCACTGCTCCGTTCCATGATCACCGGACTTCCTGCGGCGAGTACTCTGTCCAGTTCCTTGCGTGTCTCTGGGTCTTGGTCCTGCATGATCTCTGCCATACCTTGATCGTCCGACTCCGTTGCTTCCATGAGCAACTCGTAGTTGGAGTTCACGTACCAGAGAACCATATGTTCTTTCAGATGCTCAATCATAGGTGGCATCAGCATCGGTGCGATCGCCATGTTCTGCCCGAACTCCTTACTGAGTAGGAAGTCCAAGTGAACCTGGAGATGAGCCAGATGCTCCTGTTCGGGGAACGCAGTGACCGGACGCCTGAGCGCCATCTGTGCGTTCTCATTGACCGCGTTCGCATTCTCCGGCTTGTCTTCCGGTATCAGTAGCTCTTCGGCGTTCGGTATCTTACTGCGTTCAAGCAGCCTCTTCTCCACGACCCTCTGGTTGTAGAGTTGCGGGAACGCGGCTGCTCTGTCTGCAACGATCTGAAGCTGCGCGAGGCGCTGCACATCACTGAAGACTTGCGGGTCAGCAGTAGGCACGACGTCCATCGGTCCTTCAAAGTCAGAACGGTATGCAAGGAACTCACCAAGCTCGTCCGCTACTTCTTCGTCCGTCAGGTACATCTTGTTGATGCGATACAGGATCTCAATGACCATGCTCATCGAGTGGTACGTGCGCAGATGGATGGCGCTCATCACCTGCATTCCCTCTTCAATCATGGCGAGGGTCGTACCGACTGGCATGTTAGGGTTCGCGTCGCTCAGTTGCTCGAACGTCGTACGAACCACTCCGCGTCCTGCGTCAACACAGAAGCCGAGCAGTTGGAACAGTACCGGCGACGGCGGATTGAACGGTAGAGGCATGAGCAGCTTCCGGATGTCGTCTCCGGCTACTCCACCATCTATCTCTGCGATCTGCGTCGCCTGGATCTCGGTCTTCGTTTGACCCATGAAGTTCGCACCCTTCAGCCTGATGGCCGTCGGGATGTTGTTCACATGAGCGCTGTCTAAAAGGGCTCGGAGCGCTCCGGTCGCTGCACCCGACAAGGAGCCGATCATCTGACCGAGACCAATGGAGTACGCTCCTCGCCAAGGAATGAAGCCGAACTCAACCATCCATTGCATCCGCTCCTGGTACTCGTCTTCCTCTTCCCAGTTACGTACGATGGATACGATCTTGTCGGTCGGCTGATCGATGCAGATAAGATACGGTGACATCCCGTCGTCTTCCAGGTCGGTGTTGACGCTCACCTCATATACTATGCGCGTCCCGTCCTCGTTGTAGAAGTCGTTGTCGCTCTTCCCTTCTACCTTGTTCGTTGCCTTCTGCGCTTCGCTCTCTTCTGGCATCTGCGAGTTGACGAGCGGAGTGATGTCACGGTACATGCCATCCTTCACACGACCTTCAAACTCTTCCTTCGTGATTGGCTCCGCGTATGTCTGTCGCTGAGCCGTGTAGAAGTTGCTCGCGCTATACGGTATATAGACTTGATCCTGCGGCACGTACATCGGAACAGGACGTGTCTTACGCTTTGACCAGTCCGGTGTCAGACGGATGTACTGACTACCCGATAGGGCGAGCTGAGGTAAGAGTTGCTCAAGCTCAGGACGGAACTCCTTCATCTGCTTGAGGAACTGCCAATTCATATAGTTCTTGACGCGGTCAGCCTTCTGGAACCGGTCTGGGGTGATGTTCTCGCCGGGGATGTAGCTCTTCACCGGACCGTTCGGAGGCATCAGCTCCTTGATAGCACGAGCGGAGTAGTCCACGGATGACTCGGTGAGCATCGGGTGAACTGCTTTGCTCGCACCTGTAAACTCTGCTCCACCTGGAGCTTCCTTCCCGAGTCCAGTGCGCTTGATTGCTTCGGCGTACTCTTTGTCTCTGCGGTCCCGAGCCTTCTTGTCGCGCTCGATGCTCTCTTTCAAGTTCGTTGCGAGCTTCGTCAGTTGCTCTTCCGGGAACTGCTCAACGATGTTATCGTAGAACTCGTACGTCTGTTCCTCGTCCTGCTCCTCAGCGATCTGTACGATAGCTCCGCCGTCATCAGTATCCGTGACGTCTTGCGGTGGTGCATCGAACTCCATTACTTCTTCAGGCGTTGCCATGTACTAGTCCTCCACGAGCCTTGTATGGTGGTTTATATTCGTATCGTTCAATGAGCAGCTTCAGTGCTGCTTCATCCAGTCCTTTAGTCGATTGCTCATAGATGACCTCAGGTTCAAACTGCTCTACTCGCTTGAGCTTGCTGCTCGGCAGCAGGATCTCTGACTCATCACCGAACGGAGGGATCTCACCCGTGAGTCTCTGGTAGAACTCATCGTCAGGCATAGCCAAGAACGGTGAGCGCTCAGGTACTTCAATCTCCGCGAGGAGGCCGCTCTTGTTCTCTGGTATGCCAGTCCATCCTTCTCCGTACGTCGTAGCGTGTTCAACGTCGGACGACGTAGTCAGTGGATACCCTTCATCCGGTACGAGGTAGTCTTCTCCGGTTCCTCTATACGTAGTGAATGGTTCGTCGGCTCGTGGCGCTCCGGCAATGATGGGATCCATCTGTTCACCGAGCTGAGCCGTTCCGTACTTCGCACCCTTGTATCCGAAGTCCATACTCGTGTACGGACCCTCCAGATGCTGCTTCAGCACTTCAAGCTCTTCAGGGTTCAGGTCACCGACGTACTCCTGCTGAAGTTGACGGAGCCGTTTGAGCATCGCTTCCTGTCGCATAGCGCCAGAGCGTACGAACCGCGCGAGCTTCCCTGCCTTCGCCATCAGTTCGCCTTCCTATTGGTCAAAGACACCTCGTCACACGCTCGCTCCAGGGTTCCCTCCAATACGCAGATAGGACAGTTCTCATGCTGCTTGAACACCTGAGGACCCATGAACGACACGACGCCGAACAGCATCGTTGACACTACTGCATTCCGCTCTCGGTCTGTCATACCTCGTTGAAGGATGAGCGCGTCCAGGACGTTGTTGTGCTGCGCACAGAACTCCAAGAGCTCCACCTCAAGGTCATCTTCGCACTCCGGACAGACTAGGTGTTCAACCGTCATAAGGATTTGAACCTCCCTTCGCTTTCGCCTTCGCCTTCTCTGCTGCCATCCTCGCAGCTTGCCGCTTCTCTTCAACCGGATCCTTCTTAATAGTGAGCGGACCGATGTAGTTATCCATGAACACTCGCATCGTCTGTGTCGTACTGTCCAGGAGGTCGTCGCGCTCAATGCTTCCCTCGCCGATGTACGAACAGACCTGAGTGATGAGAGGGTCCATGTACGTCTTCGGCATACCATCCTTCGCGTCACCTTCAATACACCAGACACGCGCATGAGCCCACATCGGAGACGTTAGATGTAGACGCAGGAGCTTGTCGGCGTTGCCAGGATTGTATCCGTGAGTGAGTATGTCCTCCGCAGCTAGAGACTGACGCAGACTGATGCCACTCGCCTTCTCTTCAATGAGGATCATGTCAATGCGCTTGCCTTGATGCTTCGGCCGGTTCGGTGCGCGTATTCCCTTCGGCTTGAGCAACGGTTCATCACTGTCTCCGTACGTCAAGCGTCGCTCGCGCTTCACCTTCTTTATAAGGTCAGGCAGACCGAGCCAGTCCTCCCAGCAATCCAGGAGCATGACGTGGCTCTCCTTCTTCCAGTTGAACATCCCCCAGACTGAACACGCTGTCGGGTCGTTCTCCTGCTTCTTCTTGTCGTGCTGCTTCTCGCTGAAGGATGGGTCAATGGACATGATGATGACCTGGAACTTCGGCAGAGGCTTCTCGTTCGGCCAGATGCGCCACTGTGAGCGCTTGACTATGCCTTCCTCTTCAGGGTCAAGGATCTCACCCCAGAGTTCCTGACGCCCGACCTTCGTGCCTTCGTACTTCGCCACGTTCTGGAAGAAGACCTTCGTCAAGTTCTCGCGGTTCTCATAGGTGCTGCCGACGGTCGTGATGTTGTTCGGGTCAGCATTCAGTCGGCGCATGAACGGCGTCGGCTTCGGTGTCCCGGTCCATAGAACCTGAGGATGCTCACCGAGGCGGAGCCCGAACCAGAGGTTATCCCACGCGTCCTGTGGATACTTCCACGAGGCTATCTCGTCACACCATGCCTTGTGATGCTGAGGACCACGAAGACGCTCTGGTGTGTCCCCTGCGAAGCCACGGATGAAGCTACCGTTCCACAAGGTACACGAGGGAAGCTGACTGTTCGTGTCAGCGATAAGACAAGAGGGGATTACGGAGTAGAGTCCAGTCGGACCTTCAAAGCAAGTATAGCGAACGTCGTCGTGCGTCGGAGCAACAACCGCGAACAATCCCGGCTGTTCTGCTGCCTCGCCCCCGAGCCAGTTCGCAGCACATAATGTCTTGCCGAACCCTCGTCCACTCCGCACTCCCCAAATCGTTTTGATGTACTCATCAAATTCTTTCGGTGGAAGTTGCTTCTGTCGTGCCATGCTCTTCCACATCATTCTCCAGCGCAGGAAGTGAAGCTCCTCCTCGGTGAACTGAAGGAGGTCCTGCTTGTAATCCTCGAGCTCCTTCGGCAAGTTCTCCAGGTCTAGCTTCTCCACTGCGGAGTAGTCAAACGCAGAGAACTGCTGGAGCCCGAGGTTCTGTCCCATGCTAGGCTCCGAGCATCGTACGGCAGATGGTCACGAAGAACTCATCCTTCCGTCGCTGTCCTTCGGCGAGCTGATTGTAAGGTACGAGGCAGGGATGCTCCTTCCGCATCTCATCCTTCACTGCTCCGTAACTCCAGCCCTCGGCTACCTTCTCACGCATCCAGTTCTCATGGCTTCCCTCAGGTCCTGCCTCGGGGTTCTCCATGTGGAACGCGACTCCGTTGTATGCGCTGAGTCGTTGCCACTCCGGAGCGTCGTCCCAGACTGCTTGGCTCAGGTCACCGAGCGACGCGCAATAGATGCGGTTCACTTCATGGCATAGCTTGGCGATGAGCCAGAGCATAGCGTTGGATGCTATCTCGTCGTCCGTCGGTGGTAGTTTCTCTGCTGCTTCATTCATTGTACTTCCTCTCTTCTTGTTGTCGTTGCTCAAGTGCCACTCCAGGGGACGCTCCAATAGGTCTCTCGGTGCTCTCCACCTGTACGTCTCCGCGAGTGGACACTCCTCCATCAGCTCAAGCTAATGATGATCGGTACTCCGGGTCTCCCGCAGTCCACGATCCTCACTGCCTCCGTGCTGAAGTTACTCCATGCGTTGTGGATGTCCTGGAGCCGCATCACAAAGTGATACGTCGCTCCGCACACTAGGTCCACGGTCACTGTCGTGTCCGGGGTCGTAACCTGCTGAATGATGGCTCCGCTCGGAGGCACGTCGCTCTCCGCTCCGCAATCTCCTGGGACACGGGGTATCGGTGCCGTCGCAATGTATATCTCCGCGGCTGCTATGTCGCTGAGCGATAGAGGCGCGATGTTACCGTCTGCGTCAGCACAGTACGAATCGGGCCACTCCCACGTCAGGGTCACATCAGCTGAGAGCGCGGAGTGGCTCCAGGATAATGCGATCACCGACGCAAGTAGTGTCGCTCCATACCTTCTCCACGCTCTCATTCTGGTGTCGTTCATGTCTTCCTCCTAGTCAGGGTCTGGCTTGTTTTTGATCATCCCAAGGATGGACGCTACGACGTCCTCCTTATCCTCTGCATCCAGGGTCATCGGTCGGCCGACGCTCCCTGAGTGTTCTGTGCGTTCCTTGTACTTCTCAGGCTTGTTACCTCGCATGAGCATGGACAAGAGGCTGTCGCTGTAATCTCTGTACGTCTCTGTGACCTCGCCCTTGTATATGACTGGACGGTCGAAGCCTTCTACTGCTCTGCGGTGAGCCTCGCTCTCCAGGATGTCCACGGCCATCTGCTTCGCCTCCATGCAAGCCTCGTTGAACCCCTCGTCCTCCTTCCTCCACCGTTGATACGTCCTTCGGCTGACTCCGGCCGCAGTCGTACCCTCCCTGATGATGCCTCTCTGGGCATAGGCACGACAGAAGACAAGCTTCAGCTCGGCCGTCAGCTTCGGGGTGAGAGCGAGGTCCTCTCGTTGGAAGTAGTCCTTCACCTCCTTGTGGTTCGTCTGTGGTTTCCTCCTCGTGGGACGAGTAGCCTTTCTCTCTGCCTTCGTCACCTTGCGCTTCTTCTTCGTCGGAGCCTTCTTCCTCGCGCGCGTGGTCGAGGAGGCGGCGCTCGCCGACGGCTTGCGCTTCGTTACCTTCTTCTTCGTTGTCTTCTTCCGAGCCACGCATTGAGTTCCCTGTTCAAAGATGGAGAACGACACTGTTCGGCAGCGGGAACTCTAGCAGCGACGAGGAGGAAGTACCGTGACTCACCGAAGCGGAGTGGAACCACCGGAGCAGCGCCGCTCTCCAATGGGGTAATAGGATGCCTCACATATAAGGCGACAAACAGACCGATACGATTGCTTCAGAGTCGATACACCTGAAAGACCCGTTGATACTAGTGATACGCTGATACGCTTATATATTAGTAATGAACTACGCAGTAGTGAGTGAGACTACTAACAGACCCATATGGTAGCGCGGGTAAAACGTACCCGGTAAACAATGGCAAAACACCTGAAGCAGATGTAGCGTGTATCGTGCTCGTTTCGTGCTCGCATCGCGTCGTCGTGCCTGACTGAATACCCTGTAAAATTAGTCGCTTGCGTACGGAACAGGGTAGTAGGTACACTACGATGCCGCCTATATATAAGGTGGCAACAACCGAGGAGGCAGTACCGTGACACAAGCAAAACAGAGTGACGACTTGCGTGACCAGTTGCGCGAGAGCGTGGAAAGTGAACGACTGAAAACCATTGAACCAAAGTTCCAGGAGGCGATGCGAATAGCGGAGACCATCCCGTTGCGCAACAAGACACAGTATCCATTGTATCTCGAAGCGAGGAGCCTAACGATGCTCCGAGCGATAGCGGAGTACGACGACGTGAGTGTTCAGGAACTAATACGTAGCACCCTGGAGGGATACGTTGCAGACCGTATCGTCAAGCACAAGAAGAAGAGACCGAGGAAGAAGGTAACGAAGCGAGGAGGCTGAGGTGAACCAGAAAGAGGCGATGCGCGCATGGCGCAAGAACGACCTCTCTGAGAGCGGCCTCAGCAAGCCAGCAACAATCCGGAAGCTCAAGTTCAGTGAACCGCTGAACCAGAACCAGACCTATGAACTGACAGGTATTGAAGACGCGATCTCCTACGAGATACCGTACTTCGGACCGAACGGTGAGCCGTTGAACTATACACGGTGGAAGCTGTTCGCGATGGTTGAAAGCAATCAACCGAAGTACATGCAGGTAGAGAAGACGATACCGCGACTGTACCTCCCTCAGCTTATAGACTGGGCGAAGGTGTGCGCGGATGTAAGTCAACGCATCATCATTACTGAAGGCGAAAAGAAGGCGGCATGTGCGACGAACATGGGACTGCCATGTATCGCACTCGGTGGCGTCTGGAGCTTCACTGCGAAGAAGTGGCATCTGAAAGAGATACCGGACTGGAGTTGGTTTGAACTGAAGGGTCGTGAGGTTGAGGTCTGTTACGATGGAGACATGTATACGAATGACAATGTAGCGAAGGCACTCGACGCGCTCATTGCCATGCTTACCAAGAAGGGAGCGCGAGTGTTCGTGCGCTACCTGCAAATGACGGAGGGACTGAGCAAGCTAGACGACTTCCTTGTAGAGAAGGGAGTGAAGGCATACCAGAGGCTGGAGTGTTACGAAGCTGACAACAGTGTGCAGATGCAGAACCTGAACGATGACCTTGTATATATCAAGGACATCCAAGGATACTTCAGCACGTACGACCGCATCATTTACGGCGACGTCAGCAGACTGAAGCGAAACTATGGTGCGATCAGCATCCTCAGTGAGAGCGGGAAGCCGATAGCCGCGATAGAAGAGTGGACCCGATGGCCGTTCATGCGGAAGGCAGACAAGATGACCTATGCTCCAGGGGAAGCACAGTTTGTCAACGGATGCGTCAACGACTGGCGCGGATGGGGTACGAAGCCGAGCCGCGGAAACTGCAAAGAGTTCCTTGAGGTCATCAAGTCCATTGACGGATGGGAGTGGCTGCTGAAGTGGCTGGCATACCCGATACAGAACCCGGGAACGAAGATGTTCAGTGCTTGCCTGATATGGAGTGTAGAGCAGGGGACCGGCAAGACCTTCATCGGTGACGTGATGCGCGACATCTATGGTGAGAACAGCAAGGTCATCAGTTCGGTGGAGTTGCACGACGACAGCATGGTATGGATGAGGAACAAGCAGTTCATCCTCGGTGAGGAGGTCAGCCAGACGCGGAGCCGCGCGGACGCGGGGATACTCAAGCACATGATCACGGGTGACACCGTCACGGTGAATGAAAAGTATATCCCGTCGTACGAGCTACCGAACTGCGCGAACTTCATGTTCACCAGTAACAAGCCAGACGCCATCATCCTGGACCAGAGTGACAGACGGTTCTTCGTAGGCAAGCTAGACAAGACCAGACCACTCAAGTTCTGGCGAGCGCTGGATAGCTGGAGGAAGAAGGAAGGAGGACCCGGAGCATTCATGTATTACCTACAGAACACAGTGGACCTCGCCAACTTTGATCCGTACGCTCCGCCGCCAGTCACCGACGAGAAGCGGCAGATGCAGAACGCAGGACTCACCAGTGTCCAGCAGTGGGTCGCTGACCTCCTTACGGACCCGGTCAGTACCATAGCCCAGAAATGGGACGAAGAGACGGCACGAGCGACTATGAGGCGTGACGTGTTCAGCATTGAGAACATGATCCAATGGGTCCCGGAGGACCTACGGAACACGAACCGAGTCCAACTGAGTACCGCATTGGTGACGCTTGGAGCAGTGAGGAACAAGAGCCCGGTCAGGCTCACCAACAAGAAGCAAGTCAGGCTCTTCGCGATACAGAACCTGGACTACTGGCGTGAACGAGTAGGAAAGAACGTAGAGTGGAGCGCGAACTACGAGAAGAAGATGGCGCCGATTGGTAAGAAGACAACGAGGAGGAAGAAGACATAGCCACTAGAAGACAGTTTCTGAGTGGAGCAGTCGCGACGGCGGTCAGTGCCGCGTTGCCGAAGCTCCTCGTCGGGGACGGAGTTGCGCTGTACTCGGCGTCGCATCCCGAACGGATGGCGAATGCACTGGCGCGGAGCATGACGCAGACGAGGGAAGTTATGGGAGCGAACGTGCTGAACAGTGCGTTCGAGACTTTGGAGATAGAGATAGGAGGAAGTACCGTGAACGAAGAAGAAAGGAAGGTAGAAGAGCAAAGAGTGTGGGATGACTTCTTTTGCACCTTAGTAGGATGGGGTGAGCATCCTGGATACTACCGTGAGAACGCAACGAAGCCGACCGTCGGTGAGTGTGCGGACAAGGCGGATGAGATGATGAGAGTGCGTAACGAACGCATCAACAGAAGGGAGCAGCGTAATGAGCAAGGGTAAGAGAGCGAAGATACTCTGCGTAGACTTTGATGGAGTGATCCATAGCTACCTGAGTGGATGGAAGGGAGCCACCGAGATCCCGGATCCGCCGGTGAAGGGTGCGATAGAGTGGCTGAATGAACTGTGCGACCATCCGGAGTGGGATCCGCAGATCTACAGCAGCAGGAGCAAGGAGGATGGAGCGATAGACGCGATGCGAGCGTGGCTCAAGCGACACGGACTGAAGTATTGGGACGTGATACGGATGCCGACGCAGAAGCCAGCCGCGTTCCTGACCATTGATGACAGAGCTATCTGCTTCCGTGGTACTTTCCCGTCCACCCTGGAGATGGTCTGTTACCGACCGTGGACAGCAGGGTTCGTCAATGAGATCTTCCACAAGCTGGAGGAGTGTGATGAGGCAGCGACAGAGACCGCTGAGCGCAAGCCGTACGAGAAGCCGAAGCTCACGCAGTACAACGAGCTGACGTGGGATGACTGCGCCATTGAGTTTGAACAGAGCTTCAATCCCGAGGGGTACAGGGTGAAGGTGGAAGACAGCAAGGGTCTCATCGTGCAGACCTTCGTTCACCTGTATGAGTGGAGCGGATACGTGACACCGTACATCAACGACAAGGATACCCCGGGACTCGTGCGCTACCTAGTAGAACTGAACCGAAGAGAAGAGCGTGATGGCACCACCATCCGCGAAGATAAATAACCGAGGAGGAAGTACCATGAGTGAACTGACACAACAACTAGACAAGATGATACAGAAGGCAGCGCTCGACGGCGCACTGACAGAGGATGCAGTGGAGCAGTTCCATGAGCTAGTCAAGGCGAACGAGTCGCAGCGCAAGCAACTGAGCAGCCTCAGGGATGAGATGGTACAGAAGGAACGAGTCCTGGAGTTGGTTCAGCAGGAGCGCAACGATGCACGAACAGCACGTGACGCACTGCTGG